TAACCCATTCTGGGCGGTAGTGTTCAACCATTGCAATGAAGGTGAGTGCAAGATTGCCTCTTGGATCGTCAAGTCCTTTGCGGAGTCCGGCAACGCTGAAGGACTGGCAGGGAGTCCCTCCGACAAGAACGTCAACTGCATCTCTTTCAATATCCCACTCCCTAAATCTGGTCATATCACCAAGGTTAGCCACTCCAGGATAGTGATGGGCTAACACCTTGGACGGAAACTTTTCAATCTCTGCAAAGGCAACGGGAGTCCAACCAAGGGACTCCCATGCAACGGATGCGGCTTCAATACCGCTACACACGCTCAGGTATCTCACTTGACACCCTGCGCCTTCAGTGCCGCTGGCTTTGTCTGATACTCGTACCGCATGGCATCGCGGGTAGCAGATACCAAAGCAAGGAACATCATAACAACTACCGCAGTAACCACACCGGCACGGATGGAATCCCGCACCGCCCGCTTACGTCCAAGGTATGCATCGCGGTTAGCCTCCAGCGCATAGTGCCGCTCCCTGAGCTTCTGTGCTTGCGCTTGCTGGTCTTGCCACTCGGATACACGGCAAGCCGTACACATCTTGTCACGATCAATAACTTCACTACCGCACTCTATGCAACGTTGCATTGTCTTATCTCCCTATCTACCTTATTCGCCCGGTTGCTCTGGTGCTTCCGGTGCTTTACCCTTGCGTAGCGTTCTACGCATCAACAACTGCTTACTCAGCTCCGCAGGATCCATATCCATCGCTTCAGCCAGAGCAATCAGGCTTGTATCTGATGGCGCTTTCTTGCCGGTCATATAGTCACTGATGCGTGGCTGCTTGAAACCAGTACGCCGAGAAAGCTCGTTTTGTGTCAATCCTCTAATCATGCTCTATATACCATATATATATATTAGCCTGTCAAGGGTTTGACATATACATCTATTGGATATATTATTGATGTGTACCCAAGGGGTACGGGAGATAAGTAATGACACTTTTCCAGCAAGCCTACGAGATGGTTGAGATTGCCGATGAACAAGGCAAGACCATCAAGGCTCACGGGCTAAAAGATTGGCACGAGCTCACGTTAGATGAAGCGCAAGATTGGCTAATATACGAGCGTGACAAGAACAGCAAGTTTTTCATTGAAGGCAACCTGATCAAGTTCAACGATAAAACCGTTTGGATCAGCATCACTGACCCAGACACCACGGGAGATAAAGAATGACTAGTAGCGAAACCATAGGGGCTATTGCCCCTTCCCTCATCAAGGCACAAAGCCGTATGCAGGGCATCAGCAAAGAGGGTAACAACCCTGCCTTTAAATCCAAGTACGTCACCCTTGACAGTATCCTGGACGCTCTGCGGCCTATCCTTACGGCAAACGATTTGATGCTAACCCAAGGCACTACAGAAACTCACGTCACAGATGGCAAGGTCACATCGATTACAGTAGAGAGCCGCATCATTCATGCCTCCGGTGAATGGATCAGCACCACGGCAACCATCCCGGTAACCAAGCCTGATGCTCACGGGCTTGGCTCTGCTCTTACTTACGGCCGCCGGTATTCTGTGTCCGCCCTACTGGCAATAAGTGCCGATGAGGATGATGATGCAAACGGCGCGGTAACACCGCAGGTTGACTACCGTAGAGGCCCACAAGGCAACATTGTAATCGATGCCCCGCTGAAGGCTAGACCACTGGGAGGAAGATAATGGGATATTACTTAGTAGATGGCGAGTTATGGGACGAGGAAACCGGCGAGTATGCCGGGCCGATGTCCGGCTGGATAACAGGCAGCGAATCACCGGAAGACCTTGCGCTCCTGGTGATGCGTAAGCGGATGGACATCGAGGCAACCCTACAGGCTGAGAAAGCCAAGATGGATGCGATTGTAGAGAACACCCGCAAGATGCTCGGCAAGCATCAGGCCCGGCTTGACTGGTTGGAAGCACGGTACAACGCCCAGCTGCAAGACTACGCAATGAGCCAACTACCGCGCAAGGCAGACGGCACACTAAAGGTCAAGACATGGACTTGCCCTTACGGTACGGTTGCCTTTAGGACAGTTGCGGAAAAGGTACGGGTTGTAGATGAAGAGCAAGCGGTAGCCTACTGCCTTGAGCATGACCCGGAAGCGGTCAAGACAAAGCACACGATCTTGGTTAGCAAGCTTACAGGGCTTACCGCTGGTGACCTGCCCCCAGGGACAGAGATAATCCCGGCTTCAGAATCGGTAACCATAAAAACAGTTTGACAATATATCCGCATCCGGTGTATATTCCGGGTGTGGTTATACACCGCAGGGAGATATAGAGATATGACAGTAGTAGAAGAAGTGTACACAATGGAAAGGTTAGAGGACGTGCTGAAGCGCGACCAGACAACCTTTGAAACAATCGAGCTTGACTTTAGAGCGATGTGGAATGAAGCGCGGGGAGCCTACCAGTATCAGCGCTCTATTCGTTGTAGCACTCACAACCTTGCCCGTATGCTTTGGTTCACCACTTGCAAGGGTGAGCTGCTGAACGTGGTCTACAGCTCCGGTGGAGTAGACATCAACATCGGCATCGACCAGTTCACCCAAGGCGCTCCTGATGACTGGGGTGTACGGGCTTGGATTGCACAGATGGCAAGTGAGTTGATGCCGTAGGGTATAATCCTAACACCCGCAAGGGAAATCAAAAACAACAACTGATGCCGGAACTGATGGAAGGAGACCCGATCTAAACAATCGGGTCTTTTTTCGTTACCAGTCGATAGACACAAAGCCGCCATTACTGCCTAGCTCGCGCCATGCTCTAGCCTTGCGGTAGACCCCGTCCCCCTCGCGCTCTACCTTGTCTTCGTCTTCCATCTCCGGGGACGTGTTACCCTCTACGGTCTTGACACCCCAAGGAAATACACCGATAACGATTCCGATATGAGCCAAGCGGTTCAGCGGTGCAAACCAGAAACAGCACAGATCACCGATGCGTACCTTGGTAGGGTCTGCTTCCGCATCCTTGACCGATAGCCAGTTTTTGGTTCTACGCGCCCAATTGCCATGATCGGGACAGTAAGCCGAGCGTGGCCAGTCTAGCGGGATTGTTAGCGCCAAGTCATGAGCTGCATTCTTCAACCTGTACACAACAAAGGCAGCACACCACGGGCTGCCCGGTGGTACGGGAGGAACCGTAGAGGCTTGATAGATTTCAACCGCCTTGCCGCGATTGTCCCCGGTCTCCTGCACACCAATATTATCTAACGCTTCTTTGGCGGCTCGTAATGCAATCGGTCTACTCATGGTGGTATATTCTCCTTGTCGACCTTATCTCCCGACACCCGGTGGGCAGGCTAACTCCCATTTGCTGTTTCCTCAAACTGCCCACCACCCCTCCTACCTTAGCTCCAGGTTTCCCCATCGCTGATGCTTGATATCTGGATAAGTGAACCCCCACCATCACGGTAGTAGGCGTACCAAGTGCCAAGCCTCCAAGCAATAGCCGTCTTACCGTTCTGCACCCCGCCAGTGACAATCACACTGGCCGCCGTTATGACGTTCCCCTGCGGGTCGTAGATGACCCGGTACAAGTCGTTAGCATGATGGTAAAGCACGATTCTTTTACCCATCGGGTTGATGGCTACTGAGCCATCATTACCGCTAGCGGTTACTGTTACTGCCATGCTTACCGTCACCCCCTCGTCTTCCGTGTAGTATTCTTTGATGGCATTACCTGATGCCTCAACCACGATATAGAGCCGACTTTTTGCGCTTGTCGGATCGTATGCAATGTGTACGCAGCTGGCATCGGTAATCGATGTCAAAGTCATCACAAAGTTGGTAGCGTTAGGTCCATCAGCAAAGTGAAGGGCTACCGCTCCGGACTCAATGACGGCATAGCAGAATCTCTGGTTAGGTGCCACGGCAGCAGAGACACATACACCGGCTAACTCCTGCTCACGGAACCAAGAGCGGAAGCGGTGCGATGTGTGAAGCGGCAACAGGCCGATTGTAGATGTGCTGTAGGTAACCGTGTGATTGCTTTCACCAAGCCCCCAGGGAGTGCTAGTAAAATACCGCCCTTCGGCATCTATCGTGCTATCTGTACCCCGGTTCGCACTTGTGGTTGTTAGTAAGAGGTTTACCGTACCGGATGTAAGCGGATCACCGGCATTGTCCAGCAAGGCACCATGCGCGATACCACGGAGCAAACTTCCACCCGCTAGATATAGCCCTGCTTCCGTGCCACCGTTGACATCGAACGGGTCTGGAAGGTCTGGCGGGAAGTTGCCATTGATACGGTCAAAGAGCGTCTGGGCTACGATGGTACCCTGTGCTAGTTGATGCCCGTAAGCAAAGTCTGTGCCGGTTGTAGCGTGTGGCGTGGCAAGGATACCGCCGCCCCTTAGCCAAGTGCTGTACCCCGTAACGCCATTCAGGAAACAATCCCGTAGCGGTGGTTGAGATGCAGAGCAGGTAGCACCAGCAGGGTAGGCTACGCTATTGGTTGCCGTCCAGCCGGGATGCCGAACAATGCTATTATCGGATGCATTGATCTGGTCGCATAGCTCGCTGATGGTTACTGGGTCAACGCTGTAGGTTGTAACGCCAGTAGCACCGCCGACAGTCATCTGCCACCAAACGTCTGATTCTTCTTCGGTTCTTCCGTCTCTGTCTTGTTGCCAGAAACGTCTACCGTAGTAGTAGGTGGTGGTGTCTACCTCTGCAACGATTGCCGGCGTGATGCGCTCAAAAGCCGCTGTGAACGTATCCGGTACATAGGTGCTGTCGGTGTTGGTGTAGGTCAGCGTGGTTGTACCAATGTCAATAGATCCGCTAGACACCCGTAACCGCTGGCATGACGTGATGCCCCAATAAGCCGAGTCTACGCTTTCGCTTCCTGCGTAGCTGCTGGATGCCGTGTTTTTCCGAGGGTACGGGTTGTCCTTGTCATCGGTTGCCGGTAAGGCTCCAAGGCTCCAGATATCAGGGCTGCATAGGTCAAGGGTTACGGTGCTGTAGGAGGTCGTAGGAGCCACAACCTGCCATCTTTTCGTGTTGCCGTGGTAATCAGTCAGTTCGATGTATCCGGCTTGGTTGGTGCCGCTTTGCGCCTTGATTTGTATCTGAAGGTATCGGTATCCGCTGGTGCCTTGGTATGGTGCATAAGCCCGGTCGTTACCTGTACCAGCAATAGAACGGTTGTTTGTTTCTGCTATGCTCCAGCCGTTGAAGCGAAAGCCCCGGAACAGTACGCGGGTGTCTGTGCTACTATCTCCGTTGGTTGTTAGCCCACTGCTTGACAATGCGGCTGATATCCACGCCGGTACATCATTGAGTGATGTTGTTAGGCTGTTGCTGCCATAGGTCGGGTCGGTTAGTACCGTGGTGGTTGAGTAGTCTACAAAGGTATCCTGCCCACCGTATGACCCGCCAGAGCTTGTAACCGTACGAGTGCCGCCATCGTACCCGGTAACGATGACATCAAGGTTAGTCGGGTAGGCTCCCTCCCAAGCACGTATCCTGCCGACAATAGAGACAGCACGATCAAGGCATGATGACGTGCTGATGGTTGCGCTGGCTGTTGAGACAATACCGAATCCATCTGTCGTTCCAAGAACGCTTAATGAGAACTCCGTAGCGCTTTGGTTGTACCAAGTGTGTGCGTGTGTGATGTCATGCACGGCAACGGTATTGACCTTGACCAGCGATACGGCAAAGTCGTGCCGAACATCCCCGCTTGAGAATCCTGAAGCGCTGAGGGTTGCCGTATAGTTTGCCGTCTGTCTAGATGATGCCGCAGCTGACACCGCAACAGAGCCAC